TTATACTTATATCTATAAGCAAACGATATAAACTTATCTGTTATGTAATTTTCTTCACCAGCAACTGACAGTAAAGATATGGAAGGAGACGAAGATGGAGGAGCTACTATCACAGATATATCACTCTCATCAATTTGATCTATTCCAGCTATTGGCTCGGGATAGTTTCTGGTTACATTTATTTTTCTTGGAGGATTTAAATTGTCAGTCCAAAATAATAAATTATCAATTAAGTTTATACCTGTAACAAGATATTCAGGATTAAAATTAAGAACCTCCTCAGATACAACATGATACTTTAAAAGTTTCTTGTCTGTATTGAATGATACAACCATATCAACTAAAGGAGACGCTACAAGCCAATATATAGTCTCGTTAGATCCGTCCTCATACGCTCCAATACATGTAGCATCAACAAGAGGCGCTCCATTATACTGTAGCGTGGTTAATTTTATATTACCCTTAGTATTCTCTACGGCACCTATACTATTATTTTCAGTAGATCCTATTCTGATATTTAACGCATCAATGTATTCTCCAGCAGGGACTACACGCTCGTCAAAATCTTTATTCATTCTACCGGCAATGAAATTTACATCAGCGTTTGCCATATATCTTACTTAATCCATTTATCACGACCTCTCATATTCATCAACAATCTTCCCGGATGAATATTACTCAATCTTATTTTTGCGTTTCTTAGAAGAGCTGTTTTGTCTTTCTTAGCTCTGTTCACTACATATTCTTGAATACCGACCTTAGCGTTTAGTATAGCATACTTAATGTACGCGTATATAAATTCCTCTGCCAACTTGTTGATGCTAACTTTAGTATCATCTCCATTCTGCATTCCATCAGATATGTACTCTAAAATACATAACTCCCCAGCCATTCCTGATCCAAAATTAATAACCCCTGATGCCTTGTCGATTCTATATGTAGGATTAACGTTTGCTGTTTCTGTATTTAATCCGTAGTTAGCTCCGATAGCGTAATCGAAGTACCAGTTTTGATCTATATTAATACCCTCTCTACCAGCGTATAATCCGCTTCCAGGATACATTGTTTTTTGTTGATTAGTTACTCTGTCGTAATCTAATATAGAAGTACCCTCAAGTACATTGCCATCTTGATCAAATAATACTCTACAATTATTATCCTGTAAATAACTGTTGCTATAGTTTGTTTGTATATTTTCAGTAAGCGGTCGTAATACACCATCTTTATATAATGATATTCTAACGTAATTTACGTAATCGTTTGGTAATATGAATTTAAGATCGTCACAGATACTAATTTCTAATACCTTAATCTCTTTAAGAGCGTCATAGTTTATTTCTTGAATCCCTCTTTTAGCGTGAAATAATACGTTATATCTTTGTACGTTATTGATTAACTTGTCGTTACCAACATACATAAGCATAAAGTTATTCACAATATCGTCTAGTGAGATGTACTGGTACGATCCCCAATTCTCTCCTTCAGGTACGTTACCTGAGTTCTCGTAATATTGATATCCAGTTAAGTATGCCATGTTTATCCTTGAATTTGTTGATTTTTAACCTCTTCGCCTGATCCAAAAGAGAAAACATCTCCTTCTCTAATAGATATGCCAGCGAACTGAAGTATTTTAGCTACTAGTAATGGCTCATCTGTTAACGGCAATTCAAAGTCTTGATAGTCAGGAGCTGATTGATTAAATAACGGCTCTCCTCCTGATAAAGACGTGTAAGTCCACTTAGGATCCTTAGGAAATCTAATGTATTGAGTCCTTACGTTTGAGGTTATTGAAGACGGGTAAACCGTTATGCTGTTTCCTTCTAAAACATACGCAGGGTATAATACAGAAGGAGCTGTCAAATTAGAAGCTAAAAGGTTTAATATCTTATCGTGAGATGTCTTATCTATTTCTTTTGATCCGTATCTAACTGTATTTAAATAGTAAAAGTCATTCGGTAAATTAAATACCGGTGACGAATAAGTTAGATTGGCTGTTGAAGATAAGCCATCAATAACTTCTTCTATATTCTTTACAATATCTGCATATCCACTTCCAGATTGTCTAGCATTCTGCTTTAGTATCCATGTGTTGTATTGGTAGAAGTAGTCTTCGAATATATCCAACTGCGCCTGTTTAGCGTACAAGTTAAAATCATCAGGCGTAATATAGCCGAAATTATTCTTGTTAGCAACAGATAATACAGTGTTTCTTACTGAGTTTATCATTTTTAAAAACTTTTTACAAAGATAATAAAAAAAAGCGCCCTGTAAAAGAGCGCCTTTAAACATAAAAGAAAAGTAATTTACTCGATTTTATTCTCAAGTAATCTCAACACTTCAATACCCTCATCTGTTTGTAGGTAAGAAGCTAATATGTAAATATGATTTTCCCCGAAAGGTACTGTCAATAATTTTTTCTTGTTTTGAGGTAAGTTAAAGTAGATGTCTCTGTTCTTATTCTTTAACTTCAACAAGTCATACTCGAAGAATTTAGCGCAAGTATTACGTAACTGTAGCATTGGATCGTTCAGCATTTCTAAGAATGATGTAGGATAGTTTCTAGCATATACGAATACGTCTCTCTTTAATTCAGCAGTAGACATTTTTTCAATTTTAGATCCTAATAGAACTCTAGCTACAGCCTCTAACGAGTCAATATCTAAATCTCTAGCAGCAATCTGAGCGTCTAGCTCGCTTGTTAATTTATCAATATCAGAAGAAGCGTCTTTTTCTGTATTAACCTCTTCGAACACGCTTCCATTACCTGGGTGTAGTTCTAAGAATTTTTGTAGTACCGGATTGGTTTTGGGAACCTTTAAGGCACCATCCACAAATACGATAGGTTCTAAAATAGCATTACCATCCTGTTCGTCTTCGAAAGGACTTTTCTGGTTTACTGCATATCTTAAAGGTCTGTTTGATTGTCCGTCGAAGTATAACAATGGTGCTCTATGAGTATTTCTAGATGACAACATGTAGGATAACGGAGATTGTTTTTTCTTTAGTATGTAGATCTTGTCTACAGGGATAACTTGATTTTTCATTTGATAAGATTTAAATTTTAAAAAAATAACCAGGGCTGTTACACCCTGGTTTATTATTAACTATTTTCTAGTTCTCGAACAAGAAGAAGTTGTTAGCACCTAAAGTACATAAAGCTCTTTCTGACAAGAAGTGAACTTCCATAGCATCTAAGCTAGAAGTTTGTGCTCCACCAGCAGAACCAGTAATCCAAGTTTTGTAACGTCTGTCTTCAGTCTCAGAAGCTCTATAACGAACGTGTAAGAATGGACGTTTAGCGTTTTTACCAAGAACTTGATCGTAAACAGTAGTAGATCCAGCAGGAACTAATACACCGTTAATAGCTCCACCAACTACTCCACCTCTAAGTGTAGCGTCGTTCAAGTATTTCCAGTCAGTTTTGTAGAAATCGTAACCTCTACGGAAACCTGTAAATCCTAAGTTCAATGCCATTTCTTTATCGTTGTCGAACAAACCGTAAGAAGTACCACCAGCACCGTAAGAGTTTTGAGCAGCTAACATATCGTCGATATCGAAAGAGAACTGACGGTTCAAGAACAATACGTTTTCTTCGATAGCACCTTGCTTGTCTAAACGTTGGATGATAGCGTCGAAATCAGCTAAAGCAGTTGGGTTACCACCAGCCCATACGTTACCTCTTTGTCCTACAGCGTAGAATAAACCTTCTGAACCTTTGTTGCCAAAAACAGTATTAGCAATAGCTCCTGAGTTAGCCTCAGCAGGTACAGCTTCGATCATAGACATTTCTAAGTAATCTTCGAAACGCAAACGAGTTTCGTGTTCAGATTTAATGTACCATAAGTATCCAGTAGCTCCGTTTTCAGTAGTTACTTCAACCCATCCGATTTGAGCCATGTCAGAACCAGAAACAGCGTACTTCTCTTTGATGATGATTGGGCTGTTTTCGAAGATATCGTCTTGAGCCTCTAAAGATTCAGTTTGACCTTCAGTTCCTTTTTTGAATTCAGAACCATAAACAAATGCAGTAACTACAGCAGTAGCAGCAAAAGTTTGTCCAGCAGCCTCGTAGTAAGCAACATCAAAAGTACCAGCAGCGTAATCTACTGAAGTAATGATAGCTTTGTTAGAGTTAGCAGCAGAAGCGTTATCTGATAAGAAAACAGTTTGCCCTGGTTTGAAAGCGATTGATCCTGTTAAAGAATCGTTTACTGTAATTGTAGCAGTATCTCCACCAACAGCAGCATCAGACTCACAGTCGATGTATTTAGTGTGAAGACGACCTTGTTCTGCCCATTTGATAAGGTCTGAGTTAGACGGCATTTCAGCTCCTACTGCTCTTAAGAAAGATGCAACAGAACGATTTCCGTAACGCTCGAATTCTTTTTCATAAGTATCAGGAAGATACTGATTCAAGAAGTCGAAATTTGTAATGTAGTTAGTGCTTAAAGTTTGTCTTGTAGCACTTGGTTGTAATGCAAACCCTGGGGTTGCTTGTACTGATCCAGCCATTTTGTTTTAGTTTTTAATTGTTTCTATTACTTTTTATTTTTAGTCCTCTTCCGCTATCTCCATCAGATGCGACAACTTTAAATCCAGACTGAGCAATTGATTGTGGAGAGTTTCTCATCTCCATATCTATATTCTTAATTCTTTTGGTGTTATCTAATAACGCCTCTGCTCTACCTTGTTCATAAAAGAACTTAGCAACTTTTTCTGGATTCATAGCGGCAGCTAATGAACGATGGTAACCAACATGGTCTGAAATTAATCCGTTTTCATCTAAATACTTAGATATAAAATTGGTAACATCAGATTGTGCTTTCTTAATCTCTGCAACATCTCCAGGTAAAAACTTAATTGTCTTATCTCCTACATTGAAATCAAAACCTTTGAATTCATCAGAGAAAAGTTCTTCAGTCTTCTTTTGGAAGTATTGAGACTTCTTAAGATTCTCTTCTTGTTGACTAGTGGAATCTTGAACATATTTCTTGTAAGCATTGTAAGTTTCCTTTTCGTCATCCGAAACCAATCCACCTTTTGACTCAAGAGGCGTCTTATAAGTTTCTTTGTACTCATCAAAAAACTTCTTAGCTTTAGCAAGCTCTTTTTTCTTAGCGATTTCCTTTTTCTTGATATCCTTAGGATCATCAAACTCTTCATCGTAAGCAAACTTATCTTCGATCATATATTGAATATCATCTCTGTCTAAGTCCTCTTCTGTTTGAGAGTAGTACTCAACTAATAAATCATCCGGATCCATATCATCAAAGTTTCTGTTTAGTTTAACAAAATCTTCAATTCCACGTCCAGTTTCTTTTTTGTATTTAAAATACGCAGCTACGTCTTCTGGTAAGTCCTCTTTCTTTTCTTCTCTTTCCGCAAAAAGATCATTGATAGAGTTTACTTCTTTTCCGTATCTGTTCTTAATATATGAAAGAACGTCATTATCTTCTAGCTCTGCCTTTATTGGCTCTGCTGGTAATTCTACTTCAGTCTCGTTTTGAACTTCTACATGTTCTGGTTCAGCAATACTCTCTTCATGCTTAGCCAATAACTCTTGTTCAACTTCCTGTACTGATTTTTGTTCGGCGACACCCAAGTCCCTTACAGTGAAAGTGTTTTCCATTTGATTTAATTTTTTGCAAAGTTACTTAATTATAATTTTATACTATCTAGGCTCGAATTCAGCTAAATCAAACCCATCTAAACTATCCTCTGTAGACTCAAAGTTCATAGGAGGAAGGTTATTTTTTCTTTGATCGATAAGCTTAGATTGTTGTGTATTCTGTAAGCTTATACGCTTATCTTTTGCTTCTTCTTTTAATTGCTCTTTAGTTTTGGTAGTTTCAAATTCAGCTCCTTTAAGCTGCATCTGCATTTGGAATTCCATCTGCATAAGCTCCATTTTCAATTGAGCCTCGCTCTTCATCTTCTCAATTTCATAAGCAACTTCTGCCTGCTTAATCTGCATTTTAGACTGAGTCTCAGCCTGTATATTTTGCATTGCTGTTTGAGCTGCCATTTGCTGTGACTGCATTTGAATCTGCCCTTGCATTTGTTGCTTGGCTTGTTCGTTCTTTTGCAGTTGCTCTTCTTTTTTCTTTCTCTTAAGTTTAAGCAACTGATTAGCTAGCTTAAGATTTCTCATCTCTCTAATATCAATCGCGTCCTCTAAGTAAATAGAATCACGAGATAACGCCAAACTAATATTTTGTTCTAACTGAGCCTTTTCTTCTTCGTCAGGAGATACTTCTATAAAGATTCCAAAGTCATAGATGTATAGATCCTTAATCTCGTCTAATATACCTACGTTATATTTACCAATTTGATTGATAAACTCTTCTTTAAAATCAGAGTATTCTAAAATATCAGCTACTCTGTATGATATAGCTTCAGCTAATGATTTAGTAACAAATAAACTAGACTCTAGTATGTGTCTTGTAGCTGTATTTGAATTAAGAGCAGCTAACTTTTGAACACCTACTAATGAGTTAGGATCAGGATTCGATCCGTCTCTAGCCTCGTTTAATCCTGTTACGTCTCTAATCATGCTTAGGTAATGATTATAACTAGCTACTAAACTAGATATTTTACCTTGTCCACTATTAGAGTTAAGTTCTTGAATTGGAACTCTAGCATTGTTGAATTCTCCATCTCCTGTGTAACTTCTACCAATTACACTACCCGTCTGGAAGTATAATCTCAATGCGTCTTCAGGATTGTATGCTGCCCCGTTACCTAAGTCAACCTCGTTAAGTCCGTCAGCGTCAATGAATACACCGTCAGGAACTACTTTAGCAATAACTTGTTGCAACTTCAAGTGTGTCATCTGAATTAAATCAGCAAAAGGAATCATTCTCTTAACAAGAGACTCTATATTTCCTTTATACATTCTTGGAGCAACTGCTACGTAATTAGGTATAGCGTGTTGTGAAGCTGATTTAGGTCTAACCATGTTACGAGATAACTCCCACTTCAACATGA